CTCGGGCTGGCTAAAAGTGCCAGATGGATATGTCGATGATGACCCGGTACAACTTCGTATCGGGTTCGTAATCGTCTTGCTCACTCAGGATGGTGTTTTCGGTTGACCACCCGTTGAGTAGTGTTTTGACAGCCTCTGCTTTGTCGATGCACTCCAAGTGCGTGAGCGCCCATATGTCGATTTGCAGGCGCGTGTTTTTGGCATTTCCGGTGCCACCGTTAGTGTCCAGACTGATGTCTTCGACCGACGTGATTCGCGAGTACACCGCATATGGAGAGGTCACGCCGTAAGGCGCAACGGACGGGTAAAGCCGCCCGCCAAATGTGCCACCGAGCAACGCAAATAAATCAGACTGCATGCTCATGGCTTGTTCAAGTCCCGTGCATGTTTCTGGATGCGTTCATCCAGCTTTGCGCCAATGGCTTTCACCGCATTTTCCTTCTGGCCCTCAAACGCCGGGCGCAAAAAAGGCTTTGCTGGCATCTTGCTTGTGCCAAACTCGATGAAACGCCAGTAAAACGTGCTGCCAGCGTTTTTGTAAACGCCGACCTTGCCTGCGCGTCGGTTAGCTGCTGTCTTGGCATACTTGGCAACGCCGTTTTTGACACCGACATAGAACGTCTGGCGCACCGGGCCTGACTTCTCGCGGATTTGCTTTTGATACAGATTAGCCTTGAGTGCCCCCGTCAATTCCGGTGCCTTTGAAATAGCCTCTTTCTTGATCACGCTTGCGCCCGCGTTGACGGCAGCACGCAAGCCGTTTCTGGCGACACGCTCAGGCAATTCGTGCAAGGCTTTTGCAAGTTCTGCAAAGCCCTCAAATTGGACGGTGACATCAGCCATTTTTGACACACACCAGATCAATGTAAGTTTTCTTGCCATCAGGCAAAACTGCTTCGATGTCGTAAACGCTCGCGTCGTAAACAATGCGCTGGCCAGCGTTAAACACCCCGTGTCTGACACGGATAGACACTTTGCTGATGCTGGTATCGGCCCCGGCCTTGATCGTGCTGATGCCGTTTAGATGCTTCACATTGGCCCATAGATCAGCGGTGTTTGTCCACGCCGTCGAAGGCTGGCCTATGGTGTCAACCGTGGCAACTTTCGTTTGCAATGTGACGCGGTGATTCAGGACCATACTTTCCCTATCGCGCCCATCCTCTCGTCTAGGCTGTGCGGGTCTTCAATCAACATCGAGACAAAAATCTTGACCTGGCGTTTGAAGTTGCCTGGCACCAGTGCTGCGCTCGCGTATCCAGCGACAAAGCGCACTTTGACGCCGTCTATATCGCCACGAACCGACGGCCACACCACACCATAAGCCGGGGTGATTCTGGCAAAGCCGAAACCGTCGTTGATCAGTGTGTATTGATCCTCTGCGAGCGTGACTGTGGCACCAGTGCCATCAACGTAGGTAATGCTTGTCACAGACTGCACCGGGTTGCGCGTCAACTCAAACTTTGCCGGAAACGCATCGCATGAATACTCAAACGTCTGTGTCATCAGACATTGGTTGTTTTCGTGCTCGGTAAGCCTGGTGCAGTCGTCGATCATGGTCTCAATTTCAGCGTCGAGTGCCGACGAATCGAAACGACAAGCGAGCTTAACCTCGTCAATGTCCACCGGGTAAGTGGTGGCTGCGGTGATCAGGCGTAGCGTCATTTACTTGGCTTTTTTTGGCTTCTTTGCCGGTGCTTCTGGCTCTGCAACTGGCACGGGTGCTTCTGTGTATTGAGCCACACCGTCGCGCACATAGAACTCGGCTAAAGCAGAGTCGCAGCGCATCACGTCGCCAGCGGCAAAATTGCCATAGGCGCTGTGTGATCCGGTGCGCTTGAATTTGATTTGTACTTGCATAAGTTCCTCCAAACAAAGGGGCCAGCCTTGTGAGCTAGCCCCTTCAGTTGTCAAACTCAGATAGGTGTCAGATCACCGCCACGAACGGCTGCGGGTTTTTCCGTAGCGAGTGCAAGGCGGCGCTCGGCGCGCAGCGTGATCAGGTTCTTGGTGAAGTTGTCGCTGTCAGAGTCAGACATTTCCACCACCACGCCTTCACGGTTGTAAACCATGTAGGCTTCGCTGAATCGACCCACTTGCAGCGTGTCAGCAGCCATGCCAATGGCCTGGATGACGGGCACACCGAACAGGCGCGGTTGACCGCCTTCGGCAACGCTGTAGAGCGTCTGACCGGCAGCGGTTGTCATCAGTTCGATCTCCATCGCAGCCCAATCAGCCGGGTTCAGCACAATCGCATCGGCAGGGTAGCCAGCGGAGTACAGGGAGGCCATGATCTTGCGGATCAGCACAAACTTCTTGAACGTGGTGCCCAAAGCTGCGTCGGCAATGCCGTGTGCGGTGTAGTTTCCGGTGTCGTAGGTGCCCGAGATGTTCGGGGCTGTGCCGTCACCGACAACCAGTTGCGTGTCAACCTTCTGGTTCACGCCGTAGCGCATGCGGGTGTTCACATAAGCGGCCAGCGCGGGTGCGTCGGCAGCGAGTTGCTTGGAAATTTTGATCCAGTGGGCAACGGTGGACACAGGCATGTTGACCAGCGACCAGGTGAGCGCCGATTCAGCCTTGGCAGCGCCTTCAGCCGCTTCTGCCGCGCTGTTGGTGAACGAGGCTTCTTTGGTGAACTCGATGGCGTTGCTGGTCGTTGTGGTGGAAGGCAAAAGGGCTTCCATGGCGAACGGCAGCACGGCACCACCGACGATACCGGCGTTGCGTTGGGGTGCAACCGTAGTATCTGAGCCGGTGAGCGTGTTTTTGATTTCAACGCGCAGCTTGTTCAGGTTGCCGCCAGCGAAGTCGCCGTAACGGGTGTTCTTGATCAACTGTTCACCCCAAGAACTGATCCTGGTTTCTTCTTTGGTGGCGGTGGCTCTCTGCTCGACGCTCAACAGGCGATCAGCCAGTTCGCGTTGCTGCACACCAATGGCGTCAAGCGCCGTTTTGGTGTCGGCAGAGATTTTGCCAACGGTTGCGGCTTCGCCGTCTGCTTTGACAGATATGGCGGTGAGTTTTGCCTCGACTTGATCGAGGGCTTTGAGGATTTCTGCGGTCATTTTGGGTTCCTTTGGACGAAAAAAAACCACCTGAAAAGGTGGCTGGTTGCGGGTGATGCGTGCTTTATGCGCTGATTCGCTGAATGCGCTCCAGAATTTCAGCCATTTGTTTCGCTTCTTTGTCGCCAGCCCCAGCATCCCGCAGGGTGAACAACTCTTTAGCGCGGGCGGTCAACGCTTTTGCCGCCTCTTTACCGAATCCACCCGCATCCCGCAGGTAAGACTCAAACTCTCTAATGGTTTCAATGCCGTTGACGGCCTCTGCCATGTTTTTGACGCTGGAAAGGTCAACGCGAGCAGCGTTGTCAGCCGGGAATACAACCGGGCTTATTTCCATCAAATTCGACCATTTGCGGATAATTCGACCGTTTTCTGTTTCGTCGTAATCGCCAGCCTTGAGATAGCCGCCGATAGACAACCCATCAAGGGTGCCGTGTTGCATGGCAGCTCGAACGTCTGCTGCGATTCCAAGCCCAGGCGTCAATTCGCCTTCAACAAATAAGCCGTGATCATCTTCTTTTGCCTTGATCCATTTGCCAATAGGCATAGTCCATTCATGGGCAAAAAACATTTTTGGCTTGCCGCTGCGCAAAGTGGACTCAAACGCGCCCTTGATGATGGTGTCGCCATACGAATCCACACCACCAAAGACGCTGGCGTAGCCAGAAAATTTGCCCGTGTCGCCTTCCAGCTTCAGATCGACCGAAGCCAGTTCAAGTGTCTTTTTAATCAGCATTTAATGCTCCTATTGCGCGATGTTTGCGCCGTTGCCGCCTGATGCGGTCTGTTGTCCAAGCATGGCTAGCGGGACAAGGTTGCTTTGCGCCGTTAACTGGTCAGCGCCAGCCATTGCAGGCAGGTTTTCCAACTGTCTGCATTCCGCCCTGGTGGCGATGCCGTTCTGCACCAGCTTGCTGTACAGTTCTGCGCGTTGAACTGGTGATCCGCGCAGTAAGGCATCCAATGAAAACTCAGCCGACCCTGTTGCACGTTGTTTTGGTGTCATGACGCGCTTACGGGTGGCCTGCTCAATCGACACCAGCACCGGGCGAATGGATAATTTGTAAAATCCGTCCAGAATCTGCTCGATGCCGCTGCCCCAGGTCGTGACATTGGCGTGATGCACCAGCACAGGCGGGACACCAAACCATCGACAAACTTCCTCGACGCCATATTGGCGCGTTTCAAGTAGCTGTTGATCCTCTGGTGACATGCTCAACTGCTGGTATTTCATGCTGGCTTCCAGCAAATACAGTCGTGATCCGTTGCCTTCTGCCATGCCTGCAAAGCGCTCGAGCATGGTTTTGCGCTGTTCAGGGTTCAATACCTTGTCAATCATCAGTGTCCCAGTGGGTTTTCCACCTGAACCGAACACTTTTGACGCTGCGCTTTGCGCTTTTGCGGCTTCGTCGGTCGTTGCTCGCATGAATTCCAACTTCGACAATCCGACCGTGCCGTTGCCCAAGTTCTTGATGTGCAGGACGTTTTGATCAGACAAAACCGCAATATCGTCATCCAAAACGTACTGATAGACCAAGGTGCCGTCATCCATGACATACGGAGTCACTTGATCTGACGGCATGGGCCACATGGCAAACACTTCGCCGTTGTTGTCACGCTCCAACCGGGCATATGCATTGCCGCGCAGGTCATGATTCAAAAGCATCGCCCGCCAGAACTCAAACGGCGTCATGCGGTTGTTGGGCGATTCGTGCAGCAGTCCGTACAAACGCGAGTTGCGGGCTAGCGTTTTTTCACCATTTTTTGTTTCATAGGCAAAGAACGGCAGCGATGCAATGGTGCTGGCGCGCAGGTCGATGCAAGCCCACACCGCACTGATCTGCAATGCGCCGTCCGGCCCAATGTTTCCAGTATCAGACACCAGCGCCGAGCTAGGCCCGGTGCTTTGCGTGCCTTTGTGTTCGCCCATAGCACCGCCACGGCCAAACCAGCCGAGAAGGTTTTGTAAAAATGCCATAAGCGATCAGGTATAAATTGGATTGTTCAAGAAGTCGTTGATGCTGTTTAACGATTCAGGATTCAGCGACATCAACGTCACCGCGTTGAAAGTAGCCATCAAAGGGTCGATCTTTGCCGTACCCGCTGTCTGTTTGGTGATGATCACCGCGTTGCCTCTTGGCTCTACCTTGGCATTGCCGCAGCACCAGGCCATCATTGGCTGGTTGCCGTGGATCATCACGCCTTCTGCAAGCTTTCGTTCTGCCGTCTTGATTGCGCCGGTCATGCGCCAGCCTTGCGAGATTCCGATCAGCTTGTCTTGCGGTATCTCTACTTCGATCAATGCCTCGGTGATGCCACCCAATCCAGACGGGTCACAACCCACCTTGTCGAGCTTGCCTGACGCCAGCATTTGCGCTGCTATGTCTGCAACATCAGCCACATCGTCGCCAATTGTTGTCACAAGGGTTAAATCACCGTCATTGGCAAAATCTCGCAAGCGTGGCGCAATGTCTTTTCTGCGATCCATCACGCTCGGATGCGCCCATGCGTGTGTCCACAACAGCCATTGGCGTGTTTTTTCGTCGCGCCCTATCACTGCCATGCCAAGCAAGTCATCAAGGCCACCACCATCAATGCCGATGTCAATCACTTCGCTGCGCTCGATCAGTTGTTCAAGCGTCAAACCTTCGGCCAGTCCTTGCTGTTGCCAAAAATCAGCCCCGGCCCAGCGGTCTGAGCGAAGGTTCATTCCGATTTCTACATTACCATGCTTCGCCATGAAACCGCGGAATGAATCACCGCCAGCCAATTCAGCCTTGCCGAACTCGCGCTCCAGAAACTCTTTATCGACTGAAAAACCCATGTTCGGGTTTGTCATCCACATGTTTTCGAGCTTCAGGCAATCGCCGTTTGCCACCATGTCGTCAGGGTGTTCAAAGATCACCGGGAGAAACCCAGGATCAATCACTTTCCCATCCCTGACTGCCCTTGCATAGTCAAGTTTCTGCTTGAAAATGCCGCTAGGCGGTTCGTCTGACTGCGTTGTCAGGTAAATAATGAACCCTTCTGGCCTTGATGCAAGCCCGCCGAATGCTTCTCTAAACATGTTCTCTGCTTGCGAAACCTTGCCAAACAGGTGCAATTCATCGACCAGAACGCCTACAGCTTTCAAGCCGCCAACCGTGTTGCTATCTGCCGCCAATACTTTCATGGTGGCGTTGCTTTCCCGGTGCGTGATCGTCTTGACATGGCTTTGCACATGCAACAGCGCATCAAGGTCTTCGTCTTTTGCCACCATGTCCCGCGCTGGCGAATAACTGTTTGTAGCCACTTCAACCGTTGGCGAGAGAATCACGAACTGCGCCGATTGCCGCCAGTTGCGGATCAGTGCAGTTAGCATGATGGCCCCTGCCACCGTGCTTTTGCTGTTCTTTTTGCTGACCAGCACGAACACTTCTTTGATCAGTCTGCGGCCCGATTCGGCATCGTAGGAGCCAAAAATTGCGCTGGCAAGGTCGAACACCCAAGGAGCACAAGCATCACCCATTGTTGGGCTTCCTGGCGCGTCCACGATGCGTAACTCACGCATCACAGCCACTGATGCAGCCGCTTCCTCAGGGAATATCGGCGGCGGGATGATTGATCTTCCGGTTCTTATCCGGTCAGCCCAATCTAGGCAAGCCGTCGAATATTCAACGTCCATTCACAACGCGTAAAGGAGGAGGAGCCGCACCAAACTTTCCAGCACTAGCCTTTTTCGCCTTCTCTTGCTTTTCGTCCTTGACGCCTCCGTCACCTTTTTTCAGGTGGACATACTGTGCAGCAGACTTTGCCGCGTCAATTCGCAAGCGGTCTTCAATCTCGTTGTCATTCATCACGCTTAAAAGAAACTCAAGCGGCGTCTGGTTGCCATTG